GTACACTAGGAGTATCTGCGGTTGTACTTAAAGTTCCATCTTTTTGGACATAATATTGTTGCCCTATTGTTAGACCCGATTGATTTTCATTTACTGTACCAACAATATCAACTATAGCTTGACCGTCTGTAGGAACTGTACCCCCATTTACCATACCTATAAAATTTTCAGAGGTAAGATTCGCGGTTCCTATATCTATAACTACGGCTTTTCCTACATTACTAGCTCCTCCATCTTTAAAAAATACTATAGTTTTCTTAGCATTAGCATCATAAACAATATCATGAGAATCTGAATTTATATTATATATTGGAGAAGCTTCTGATCTAAGACTTCTTTTAACACTAAAAAACTCCTGGCCCCCACCTACAACAGTTCGATATAAGGTATATACAGTTTTATTTTGGCTATCTTTTTGATATAAAATAGGAGTTAAATCTGCTTCTTCATTATAAGATAATCTTATATTACTAGGTTGTGGATTATACCCCCCAACCGCCAGCTGAAAACTTGCAGCTCCTGAAAAAACTATTGAACTACCACTTATAAATCCATATACAATTTGTCCTGTACCATTATTAAGTGCTGTATTCATAAAAGCTATTTCAAATCTAGGCTGGTTTGTGCCATAATGTTCAGTCTTAAAAGTAACATCTATCCTGTAGGTGGTGTTAACAGAACTAAATACAACCTCACTGTTGTAATTAATTTGATTAGTATTAGTCACTGCTAAAGTTCTTGAAGTACCGTAATTATTATTGCCATCATCCCTATAAAAAACTGCAGCAACCTGGTTAGTGGGGTCATACTCCATTGTAGCTTCTGGGGAATCCCCAGCATTAAAAATATAATTACCCCCAAAAGTTATATCTGTACCAGCTGTATTAAGTACACCAACAGCAGTATACCCACCTGCTGTACCAGCGTTAGTATCAAAAGAAACTATAATAGCATCTCCAGAAGGAGGATAAGCACAACACCCGATCCTACTACCTCCACTAGTCACATTAGAGTTGAGACTATTAGCATTTCCAAGTGTAAGAGAATTATTAGCAGGGTTTATTTGAGCTGGTCTTCCCCATATCTGACTATTAGTCTGGGCAAATACAATTACTACTTTGTCATTGTTGTCTTGTTCTTCTCGGAGAGAAACAAGTGATACTTGGTTAGGTTGTGATGAGTAAAATTCTACAGGCGTTCCAAAACTTATTGTATTATCAGATCCTACAGCTCCAACAACTGCGTACCCCTTACCCTCTCCTGTATCTCTATACGCTACAACTACTCTTTTTGTGGCAGCATTATATACTGCGCTCACATCATTGACCGCGTGAGACTCAAACTGTACGGCAGCTCCGAAAGCATCTCTTCTAAATTTCTTTATCATATAGCCTACACCACCAAACCCACCGTGAACGTAGAATGTAACTACTTGTTTACTACTAGAGGAATATATTGGTGCATGGTATGTCGAAACATAAGTAATAGTAGTTTCACCTGCTAGTGCAGTACCTGAATTATTGAAAAAATCAACTGTCCTATCATTGTGAACCTCTGCTTCCAATATATAACTATGCCCACTATTTCCATTGTAATACAGTATGGCTGTAGTTCTAGAATTAGGATTATATACTACATTTATATGTTGACTTACAGTAGTAGCAAAAACGGTTGCAGTTATCCCAACTACATTAGTAGCGTTACTAGCAAACGAATCAGTTATTTCTAAAACATACAAAGTTCCTTTGTTACCAGACCCACCATCCATAAAACAACCAACAACAAAATTATTTGTCGTATCAAATGTAATATTATGATACTGCATATTAGCTGTAAGAATATCTATATCTAGTCCCCATGTAATTGAGGTTCCACTTACATCTCCAACTTTAAAAGCTCCATAATAATTAGGAGAACCTTTTCTGTATGCGAGGGCTATTTTATTGTGTTCACTATCAAAAGTAACTGCTAGTTCATTTACCTCGATATTTACAAACTCTACAGCGGTTCCATAACTAACAGAAGTTCCTGATATAGTTGCTACAATACTATATCCATGATACGAATCTCCTCCATCACTGTAGACAATAACTGTTTTATTAGAATTACTATCAAAAGCAGCTCTTATATATAACGTGACACCATTATCATTAAATTTAACAGCAGTACCAAAAGTTATACTATTATTACTAGGATCTACTGTAGCTACTATACCATACCCTTTCTGCGCATCTCCATCATGTTTAAAGCAAATTAAAACTTTGTTTTGGCTAGTATCAAACGCCATACTTATATATTCTGCTTGGGCTGTTAGAAAAGTTGTTTTAGTACCCCATGTAATAGTCCGACCTTTAATCTGTCCTACAATAGCAGTTCCATAATTACTGTTGTTTTGATCTCTCCAAGCAAACACAACTCTATCGTTATAGCTATCATATACACTGGCAATATAAGCGGGAGAGTTAGGAGACGCTTGATCAATATATTCTTTTTGAGGATTAGGTGTTTCTGAATTATCTATAGCCGTAGAGACTGTACCATCTGAATTTATTATAACAGGAGCTCCATTAGGTAGTGTACCAGTAGCTTTTATTCTAACTTTGTCTTTAGTTTCTGGAGGTATCGTTTTCATTTACTACCCTTTTACAATTAGTTCTGTAGTTGATAAAGCAGTTCCTGCTACAACACTAGGTGTATCAGCAGTAGTTTTTAATATTCCATTTTTTTGGACATAGTAGGTTCTTCCTGGAATTACATTTGATATAGTTGCACTACCACCCATACCACTATGAGCACTACAATAATAGTACAAAGTATTAGGAGCACTTGAATCAACTGTTATTGACGTTGTATAAGCACTATTATCTTTTGTAACTCCTGTTGTATATTCGCTCCCACTGTTATGTGTTCCATCTGATGTAGTTGAAAAACTAAATGGATGTGTTGAAGCTGCAGACCAATCAAAGAAGTAAGTATTTCCTCTGTAAAGAGTTAGGGTGTCTTGTTGTACTCCATCTATAAAATACTTATTGTTTCCTGATACATTTTGCACTGTAATAACATAACCATTATTAAAAGCATTTTTTGCTATTGCTCCTTGTGTTTTTACAGTTGCCGTAGCTGAATTTGCTACACGAGATTCGGGCATACCTATAAAATTTTCAGAAGTAAGATTCTCACTAAGATGAGCAAGCCGTATACACATAGCCGCAAATCTACCACCAGAACTACTTTTTCTAAAGGTAACATAATTAACGTTCTGGTCAGAATCATGAGCTAGGCCAAATTGTGTAGTCGTTGAAAGATCTTGGGAAAGAGGAACACTTTCTGATCCTACTGTCAAAGTAGTCCCATTTACTGTAACTTCACGGATTCTGCCATAATTATTACTGGTATTCATGTAGAGAACTAAAACTTTTTTTGCTTGTGAATCATATACTAAGTTAGCTGTAGTCATACTACCATCAACAGCTACAGCTGTCCCCCACGTAATTGAAGTTCCTGATACAGTTCCTGCTATGATTTTACCTCCACCACCACTAGTTCTATATAATAATATTACTTTCTTTTGATCTGGGTCATAAATTATATTACCATAATAAGGCCCTGACATTGCTGAAGACTCAATAGTTACTTCACTCCCCATTGTCATAGCACCACTAGCGGGAGTATTTACAAAACCAACTTTAGAGCGGGGATAACCTGTAGAACCATCAAAATAAATAAAAACAAATCTGTTGGCATTAGTATCATAAGTTATAAAAAATTTTCCTGCATCAGAACTAAGAAATTGATTTTTAATAGTTTGTTCAGAACCAGGTACAGTTACAGCTGTGCTTAAACCAGTCCCAGTAAAATTACATGAAAGAGCAACACAGTTACCATTAGATTGGTTTCTGTACATAATTACAACTAGATCATTGTCTGGATCATAAGCAGCTCTGGGATATCTACCATTACTAGTAATATTCGTAGAACTACTAGTATTTATATACGAAAGAGTACCTGTCCCATCAGTTATTTCACATATGTTACATTTAATACCCGTACTTCCTGAAGTAAGTCTATATACTAAACCTATTTTAGCATTTCTTGACGCGGTTGGTGGTATAAAAAAGCAATTCATCTCCGCTGGAGTACTATATGTGATTACATTTTCCTGGAGAAAAGTTATAGTTGTACCAGATATTGAACCAACTTGTGCTACTAAAGAATCACTTCTATTATAGAAAGCGACTACTCTTTTATTTGTGCTATCATAACAAGCTGTAAAATCATAAGAACCAGATACACTAGAATTCTCTGTAACATTACCATCAGCTGATGTGAACGCAGTTTGTACGACAGAAGAAACGGTTCCATCAGCGTTAACAATAACAGATGCACCGTTATCCAATGTGCCACTAGCTATAAAATTATTTTGTTTTTTAGCTGAAAGGTCGTTTCCTATAGTACGCATGATTAACTATCTTTTTTAGGTTCTACATATTTAGAATTTTTAGTCCATACTTTTCCATCAAATAAGTATTTACACCCTGTCCAATCAGAAGGAGCATTTGTTACATTTTCATATAATATAGCATTAGAAGAGTTCATATCTGCTACATAAAAATCAACGGGGTTACTCCCTACTGTTATTTGATGTGATGCTATTATGACGGGTTTTGAATCTTCAAGTAAATACTTAGATTCTTTATTATCTTTGTGAACTATTGTTTTCATATTCTATCCTTCTATAATTAGTTCTGTGGTTGATATTCCTGTTCCTACTGGAACTGAAGGGTCTCCAGCTGTTGTACTTATTGATCCATCTGACAATACAAAATGAGTTTGTCCAGCTGTAATTCCTGTTCGATTTCGGCTAATGCTATTAGCAAGGTTAACTGTAGCGTTAGTGGTATCTGCATGATCCCCATCAGAAATACCTATAACATTATTAGCTTTTAAACTAGAAGCCCCCACAGTAAGTATTGATGTTTTTCCTGCACCACCTGATTCCCAAGAAAATACGGTTGCTTTTTTATCTGGATTATAAACTATACTACTAGTAACATTTGCAGCTCCCTGTTGATAATCACAAGCAAAATTAAATCCATTGCCACTACTATTATCTGATTCAGTAATGCTAATAGTATTTGCTACAGCATTTATTGTTCCTATATTATACCTCATAAAATTACTATTATCAGATGTAAGAAATATAATTTTATTTGAATCTGGATCATGTACAACTTGGTTATAAAAACCAGTACCAGATCTAAACCTATTTATGGCTCCCAAAGTAAAGTTTGATTGGGATTGGCTAGCTACCGCTACTTTTCCTTCAGAAGCACTGTCATCAGTATAAGTTACTATAATTCTATCATTCGTACTATCATAACATAAATTATTACCACTAGACACTACACCCGCAACAATTACAGGAGTGCCAAATACTACAGCCGCGTTATCTCGGTCAGGGGTTCCTGCTATTAGCGTAGGGTAATTATTAGCGTCTTGAAAACTTATAACTACTCTGTCTGCTACTGAATTATAAGCCACATTAAAAGCATCTGATTGGTAATTAACTACTTGTTGTATACTAGCAATACTACAAGTTGTACCACTTACATTAATACTAGTACCATAAAGCTTTGAAGAGTTATTTTCATCTCTCCAACAAGCAAAGATTCTATTCATTGTAGGTACATAGCAACAAGCACCAAAAAAACTTGCCCCGTTTGAAAGTTGTACGACACTCCCAAAACTTATAGAATTATTGTCTTTGTCAACAGATCCTGCTACAACTTTAAATTTTCCAGAATCACCATTATCTTTAAAACAAATTATCACCCTATTTTGTTCAGGGTGAAAAGTCATAGCCATATCTGCCGTTTGATTATTAGAAAATTGTACAGGGGTTCCAACACTAGTAATACCAGAAGTTCCTCCTACATGCGTAGCAACTACTGCCATACCTTTATTAGTAGAAGTATTTCTATATGCGTAAACTAATCTTTTGTTAGTAGTATCATAAGTCATAGTATAATAGGATTGGCTTATACCACTACCAATAATTGTGTTAGGGCTTGGGAATATTTTTTTATCTTCAGGTTGAAGGATTCTAGACCTGACTGCGCTACTTTCATTGCTACTTCTATAAAGAGTACAAATTTTTCCTCCCCCATAATTTGAGGTATAATCATCTCCTGCTGATTGTATTTCGATGTTATTAGCATTTGATTGGACCTGATCGTAGTCAAGCCTTATAACTGGATTACCACTATAAATATATAGTTTTATTTGTCTAACTTGTAGGTTATTGCTACTATCTCTAAAGCCTATAAAGCAACGTCTTACATCGGGGTTATATGAAATACTTATTTGGTCAGTAGCATTTCCAGTAAAAGCTACAGCAGGCATTGGAAAAGTGGTAGTTACACTACTACCAGATCCTGTTAACCCACTTGTTGATATTACATACCCATAACTATCATTTTTTCTAAAAGCGATAATATGTCGAGTTCTATTACTATCAAAAGTTACATCAATATTGGTTACCATACTAGTCATAAATTGGACTTGTGATGAGTTCATAGCTAGACTAGTACCACTAAGCTCTGCACATCTAACTACTCCCGTATTACCATAACTATAAGCAAATATAATTCTATTACCTTCACTATTAACTGCAAGGTATAAATCATTACCAGTATTATTTAAAAATTGTTGACGAGTCCCAAAAGTTACACTTCCATTTGCCTGAACTTCCCCTGCTATTCCCCAACCATCATAGCTATTAGATGTAACTTCTTTATAACCAATAACTATCTTATTTTGGCCAGATACAAAATGAAGGTAAATGTGTGAAGCTTGAATTGATACACTTGCGCTTTCAAACGCAACAGGTGTAGCAAAAGATATAGAATTATCACTTGCATTTACTGTACCTGTAATTACGTACCCCCAACCATTACTACTCATATTCTGGTAAGCATTTACCACCTTGTTTTGATTTGTATCATAGTCACAACTGTTGTAGTATGTTACACCAGTAATAAAAACTACAGGAGTTCCAAAAGTAATAGTTGTTCCATCTACTTGTCCAACAACAGCTGTACCATAAGAATTATTACCACCATCGTTATAAAATAAAATATATCTATCAGTATCAGGGTCATAAGTTACTGAAGTATGAGATGGCGCGCTTCCAGAACCTGAAGGATCAACCGAATCTCCTAATAATTGGTTTGTATCAGAAATAACAGATACTGTACCTGCACTATTTATAGTAACAACAGCACCGTTAGACAATGTCCCACTAGCTGTAGCTACAAATTTCCCGTCTTGATCTTCGTTGCCGATAACTTTCAAAATAAATACTCCTAGGCAATGGTATTTATAATCTCATAAGACATAATTAACTGTAAAGTAGAAGCCGCGTTAGCCTTGGCTTTGAATTTAACTCCCTCTCTTAAATATAAAGGGTGATCTAAAACTACTAAAGAAGAACCTGTAGCTACAGACACACCTTCTACAAGGTACATAGCTCCCGTAGGTATTGTTTTATTTTCAGTAAAAGGTCCTTCGTTTGCTACAGAAGTATCTACATTTACCTGTTCAATAAAAATATCTAGAGTTCCAGCATTTGAAGCATGTATATTAGAACATATAATATTATTTACTTTTAAAACATTGCCTGTTTTAACCGTGAAAGCAAAATCGGTAGCTGTACCAACAGCTGTTGTAGTGGTCAAAGCCATTGCTATCGACTGACCATATATCCTTGTTACACCTACTATATTTGGTTGAGCCATATTATATCTCCTTTATCCGAATACAATTGCCATGGCTATGGCTTTTCCAGTTGTTGTTGCGTTTCCGCTAGCGTTTAATTGTGCAGCTGTAGCAGTAACAAGTGTACCACCTAGCTTTAATCCTGTACTACTACCATTATGTGCAGCAATATCAAAATCTGTTGTTCCAGTAGGAAGTTTTATAACATCCGCGCCTGCATTATTTCTGATTGTAACATCATTACTAGAACCATCTCCTGTTAAAATCAACCCTGCTGTAGCTGTATAACCCATGGCAGCATTATCACTTGCTGAAGTATCACCTGTAGCTTCAATAGTAGTACCTGTTATAACACCAGCAGCTCCACTTGCAGTTATAGCACCAGTAGTATCTATTTTTACTGAAGCTAATGCGTCTGTTACAATGGCTCCAGAACCACCTCCATCCAAATAAACAATTTTAGTTGCACCGCTAGGGATTGTAACAGATGCCCCACCACCACTGCCCTGTTTTATAAGTATATTCTGATTACTACCACCTGTCGCATTTTCTATGATATGAACTCTTTTCATAGTGTCTGGACCAATTGTAACTGTGCAAGGAGCATTTAATGAACCAGTGTATTTTATATACATAGACCTAGCAGCATCAGCGGTAGCATCAGCAACAATACTATCATGTGTAGTAGCGTTAGTAGGTATGGCTTCCGTCCCGTAACCTAATGCTTCACCTATCAACTCAAGGTTTGTATTGGTGGCTGTACCCCAAGTACCAGAACGTTCACCAGTACCAATTTCTTCAAGTCTTAAATTATTAACATATGTACTCATTTTTTATCCCTATGCTGCTATATCTTTCCAGTTTGGTGTTTGGTTAGTGGATACTACACTATAATTTGGTGTTTGACTAGTGCTTATAGGATTCCAGTTTGGTGTCTGATTTGTAGTTACAGGGTTGTAACCAGCACCTTGACTAGGACCTATATTTGCCCAAACAGTACCTGGATTAGGTATAATATTACCCCAAACTAACACATTTCCTGCGAATCCGCTAGCAGAAACTCCAGTTACGTTTACTGTTTTATCAATTTCTATTGATACACTACTTAGAGCTCCTGTACCCTGAACACCATTTAGGTATACATTAGCCTTACCAATAACTGTTACACTAGCAATTTGGCCTGTGCTTTGCAAGCCACTTACAGTTGTTGATACCCCTTGACCCTCTAGTACAGTTACCCCAGCAACTTGACCTGTGCTTTGTACTCCATTTACAGTTGTTGATGTACCAAGACTAAGAGTTACGTTACCTACTACACCTACAGCTTCAATACCAGATACATTTATTTCCCCAGCCTGTCCTCCAATAACAGTAGTACCATTACCTACTTGTCCTGTACTTGTGATACCAGTTACATTTATAGATACTCCTGTACCTGTTTCTACTGTAACTGGCTGGGAGTTCCAAGTATTTGCCCCCCAAGCTCCACCTCCCCATCCAATACCAAAGGCTCCTCTAGCTTCAACCCCTGTAACATCTACAGTTGTATCTAATTCTAGACTTACATTTCCTACTGCTCCAGTAGCTATTGGGAGAGTATCATTTATACCCCAACTGTTTTGGTTCCAAGCACCAAAATCCCAACCAGAGAGTACAAAGGTAACAGGAATAGAAGGAGTTACACTATCTACTTGCCCTGTAGCTGCAACACCAGATACACTTACAGTTATATTTCCTGAAACACCACCAGATGTTCCTACAGGACCTTGTGATAATGGAGAAAAGCCTAACATATATTACCTACACTATTGTTTGGTTTCCTGCACTAGAAGCTAAATTAGTATTTGTGCTAGGAAAAGCACGACCTTCACCATAAATAATTCTTACTGCTCCTTGTCCTCCATTTCCTGCATAACCGCTATATGTTGAAGAAGAACCTCCTCCACCACCACCAAATTTACCACCCCCTTGGTAATAATCGTAAAATGAACTAGTGCCTAAACTTCTACTCGTACCTCCAGCTTGTCCACCAGAAGGACTCCCATGTCCAGAACCACCATTACTATTAGAATTTGCACCCCCAGCTGATCCATTTGATGTTTGACCATATATACCTACTCCTCCACCACCAAAGGAATAATAGTAAGATGTACTCCATCCTCCACCGCCGCCACCGCCACCTGAACCAGCTGAAGATCCGTATCCAGAATATCTATTCCCCCCAGTTCCTCCATTTCCTGTATAACCAGCAGCACCGCCACCACCTGCAGGACCATAATTACTTGAACTATACCCTTGTGACATTCCTCCTGTTCGGTTACTATCCCCCCCAGAACCTGAACCACCATAAATTGTATTATTGTATCTTCCAGGATTACCCCCCGTTGCTTGTAAATTAATCCCTCCCCCTTGAAAGGAACTAGTACCACCTGCTGTACTACCTGAAGAGTAACCTCCTCTAACCCCCCCAGCACCAACAGCTACAGAATAGTAAGTACCAGGAGTAACATTGATATTATTTTTATAAGTTAACCCACCTCCTCCTCCACCATTCATTCTATAAGATGCGACAGTACTACCACCCCAATACATACCACCTCCACCACCACCAATAACTAGTACACAAATACTTGTTACGTTAGCTGGTACTGTAAAGGTATGATTACCTGTGGTAGTGTATAAATATTCCCCAGCAGGAACTGGAGGTGTATTAAGATTTAAATAAGGAGCTTTAACATCCCAAACACCTGGCTTATCGCTTTCCCAAGAGTTAGTAAAACCAATTACCCCACCATTAAGCCTATAACCTTGACTCATCTATGATATAACCTCATAGCTTATACAATAACCTAACCGATTAGCAACTGATGCTTGTAAATTAATAGCTTTATTTTCTTCTAAGTAAATTCTCATATCTGCTGAAATAAGGACTAAATTAGTTTTTGCAGGTACTGTAATTAAATGAGCAATTATTACATCTGATCCTCCACTTGCGTCTGATATAGTCCCTGAAACATCAGCATCAGCATTAGCAAGATTAGTAATAACAACGCTATTTATTTTAACTAATTCTGTTGCAGATTGGTTATCTAATGCTTCATCTAAAGAAGTAGTATTCATTTGAAATACTTTTGTTTTTCCTACAATCGAAGTTGCAGCTGCTATATTTACTGGCATTTATATATCCTCTATTTCTGTTTTATTTATTGTACACCCTGCCCATCCTGCCCAATAGTCTGTCATGACAGGTAAAGCTTTAAGCGGTTGTACAAGATCACCATCATATACCATTTCTTTTGCTTCAGAATCAGACTTTCCACCTGCTTTTAATTTAGCTACAGCTGCCTCTCCTAGTTTATCTTCATCATCTATATCTACAGTAACTGATACTTTGTAAGTCATCTTTATACCCCATATATCAAAGTCATAGCTGTTTGGTAAGAAAAGTTTCTTGAAGTAGCTGTTACAAATACAACAGAATTAGTTGATGCGTTAATTTTTGTAGTTCCTGCTGAACCACTTATTAAACTTTGTTCTACAGTATCTCTTGATAGAGTAGTTCCTGAAGCTGTAAATTTTCCGATTCCTATCTCAAAATCATTACCTTCTTCAATAACATATCTAACAGTGTTTTGATCTAATATACCACCTTCTGTAAAGTCAAAGAAACCATCTTCGGGGTTACCTAAAGTAAGAGTACCTTGTGCACCACCAGGTATAGCAGAAACACCAACTTTGATTCTGTTACCTAGTTTAGACATTAAGCAATCCTTATTATAGCACTTCCTGCAGCTGCGGTAGGGAATACAACTTTAAAATCACCAGAACTAGAAGACTTATCACTACCAAAATCTAATACTATCACTGCAGCATCATTACTTGCGGTATCGTTAAATATAAGAGCTCCTCTAGCTGTAATAGTTGAAGACTGCCATACAGCAGAACTACTTTGGAAAGAGGTATAAGCTGTAGTAGCTGGGCTACCTCCCGCTGCTTGCCCAGTTGTAGGATCAATTCTAGTAAGAGGTTCTCCTTTTGTGGTGTACCCATTACCATTGGCAACTTCGTTATTAGCAGAATAATTTGTTATGGTTTCATCCATATCAGTACTAGTTCCGCCAAACCCGTTATTTCCTGCAGCACTATTTGTATACAAAGCAATTTGAAAAGCACTACCACCTGAAAGTTTAAAGTTATGTACAGCTTCTAAAAGTTCTTTTTTAAAAGAAGTGCACATGTAATTATTTCCGTCAAACGCCATTTTATAATCTCCTTATCAATTTGGCTAACTCTGGATGTCCCGCATCCATAATTGCATTATATACAGTAGTTCTATCACTATTAATAGCTTCTTTCATATATTGTACAATTACTTTTTCTATCTGATTAGAAAATGCTCTCGCCTGATCTCTTATATTTGGATCAGTATTATCCGAAATATAAATAACTTTTTTCATACACTCTTGAGCTACTTCTTCAGGGGAAAAGCCCCTATTATTTGTTGTCATAACTTCAACCGAAGGTACATCCATTTTCATTTCAAACATCTACTTTACCTCTTTCTTTGGTTCTCCAGCCCTATAAAAATCTTGTTTTAACTTTCCATCTAATTGTTTTAACAAGGCGATAGCCTGTAAGTATTCTTTTTCGTACATAGCTACAACATCTTGTTCAGCTTTCATAAATCTAGCAGCTTCCATGAGAGATCCATTGAGTAACGCAGAATCAAAATCAGTTCCTAGCCAAGTTGTACCTGCAGTTACTATAGATGGTGGGTAATACCCATAGTGAAACTCTGTAGTATGATTACCATTAGGAGTCGGGCCTAAGATTATGAAATCTTTATCAAAATAAGCATAGTGTTTAGGAAACCCTGTAGTGGCGGGGTTAGGATAAGCTTCTCTCATAAAATTAACATCTTTTTGTAAAAGAAAATTATAAACCCCGTTAGTATCTACAACAGCTAAACTATAGCTATATAAAAAATCAGTTGGCAAAGCTAAATACTTATTACCATTTGTTAATGTTCCTGTAACATTTTTTCTTAACGCTGGTATATTTACAAAATTATAAATCTTCTGTTCAGCTTGTTGAACAAACAACGCAAGTTGAGCATCTGTAAAAGTGCTTTCAACTATATCTTGTATATTAGCTTTTAAGTCTGTGTAGTTCACTTCTTAGTTTCCTCACCTACATATAAATTATTAAAAGTTATTTTAGGGTCTAAATAACTATCATGTATTTCAGCTGAATGAATATGTTGACTTGGTTTAAAGTCAGGTGGTCCTTCTCCCGTTTGCCACATTGCAGGGCTGGTTGCTCTAACCCTGTTATTAGGTAAAGCTACAATATTTCCTGTCCATTCTCCTGCGTCTGTTAGTTGTATAACATGACTTTGTTTGTGTTGTGCAGGATCATCTCCAATATGACTATCTGTGTAGTCCACTGTAAATAAATACTTACCTTGGTAGAAATCACCGTTGATTTTACACATCCAAGGAGAAGAACTTACTCTCTCCATGTTAACAATAGAGTGATGACGAGAACTACAGTCCCAAGGCTGAACTAAATGTGTTTCCATTGGGGTAGGCCATTCTTCAAGAGGAATGTCTGCAACTAACGCTGTTATAGGCATTCTTGCCCACATAGCTCCACCATGTATGGTATCTTCAGGTTCTCCTTCGGCTTCACAACCAGTAAAAACAACTTGAAAGCTAAGACACCTATCTGGAATAGTATTAACGGCAATAGCCAAACCATGGAGGTATTCCCCATGGTATCGCATATGATTACAAGTGAACTCCCTCCGAACCCAACATTTAAAATAAGGGATATTGCTAATTAAATATGACATCTATCTCTTCTTTGTTGTTTTCTTCTTTTTTCCTCCAGCACGGCTACCTTTAGCCATTTTTCCACCTAAACGGTATCCTTTAGCCATTTTTCCGCCACCGCGCATTCCTTTTGCCATCTTTCTCATAATAATAATCTCCTAAGTTATTTCAATTGTTATTGTTCCAACAGCTGTCTTAGCTACTAGATTGTTTGGGGTCAAATCATAAAAATCTCCCCCATAGCCAACAGGGTTCCACCCCCATTGTAAACCTCTGCTAGGTTTTATTTCTGCAGAATCAGGTCTAGGGTCTTGTAATGCTTGAGGATCACGTACAGGGTATTTACCTAGTTCGTTTTGTGGGTGATCTTCATTCCAGCATTCAGGGCAAGCTAAAGTATTAACAACACGCCCTCTTACGGTTAAGCTTCTAAGCTCACGTAATTTATATTGAAACCCACATACATCGCAGATTCCTAAAGCATTTTTTGAAGACGCAAATGCTGTCACTTCCTTTTTCTCCTAGCTAATCCACCTTTTCGCATTCCTACTTTACCGCCTTTTTTCATGTATCCCATTTTATTTACAGTTTCAGGACTTTCTTTTTTTAAAGCAGCTAAACCTGGTTGGGTTGATTGGTTTATTTTTTTCATTTTCTTTTTCTCCTAGCTAATCCACCTTTTCGCATTCCTACTTTGCCGCCTTTAGCTTTTCCTTCTTTTCCCCCATACATTTTTTTGTATAGACTAGGAAACTCTTTAAATAAATCATTTATTGCTGATTCATCACCTTCTTCTGCTAAAGCTAATAATTGTGCTTGTCTACCTGGCATATTATATCCTATTCACTCGTGGTACAAAATGTTCAGAGGTTTTCTCTCTATCTTCACCTGCTGCTAAGTTATATTGTTCATCATACATTTGTTTTAGTACAGGTATTCTCTCATAGGCC